TTAGTTGAGTTTGTCATTTTATTTTCCTTGCCATTTAAGGCTGTTATCAATTTATACAACTATTATAACCCCAAAACGGATTACAAAACAAGTATTATTAGGATTATTTTAACTATACCTATATATTGTGCTTATTTAATCAATAAGATACTATATAAAGTAATATGCCTATACTAAAATCAACTAAGGTTGTGTTAAGGCAAGATTTTAAACTAGATGTATGGGAGATGACACTATGACGAGTGAATATACCAATTCAAACCAAAGATTAGATGTCTGTACTAGTGAGTACGATTCAAACAAAGAAGATTCTATTCAGAATGATGAGAAGCATGTAAGAGCAGTAGAAGAAACAGAGGACTCTTATATTATTGAGTTTGGTAAAAGTAAACCTGATGTAGAAGAAACTGTAGATGAGATGGAAGATTCTAAAGAAGTAGAAAAAGAATCTATAGAAATCAAATCAAGTATCAAAGCCTACAATGATGATGAAGAAGACAAGAACTATGGAACATTTGAAGGATATGGTTCTGTTTTTGGAAATAAAGACTTAGGTAATGATGTTATAGAATCAGGTGCATTTACAAAATCCCTAAAAAGAAGAAAACCACAAAACGTAAAGCTTTTATATCAACACAAGTCTGATATGCCTATAGGTGTATTTGATGAGATCAGAGAAGATGATCATGGCTTGGTTGTTAAAGGTAGACTTGCTCTTAAAACACAAGCAGGTGCAGAAGCTTACGAATTATTAAAAATGGGTGCTTTAGATGGTCTATCAATAGGCTTTAGAGTAAACCCTAAAGAAGTTTCATATGATAAGCGTGGTAACAAACGTATTATCAAAGAAGTAGATTTGATGGAAGTGTCGTTAGTAACCTTTCCTATGAACCCTCAGGCAACTGTTCGTTCAGTAAAAGGTGAAGATATTTCTATTAGAGAATGGGAGAAAGGACTGCGTGATGCTTTTCAGCTTTCTCGTTCAGAAGCAAAAATGTGTGCAAAAGCACTTGATGATTGTTTTGATCAGCGTGATGCTGATACAAAGTCAGACTTGGTAGATGCCATAAAGAACTTAACTTTAACCTTAAAATCTTAATAGGAGATTATTATGTCGGAAGATATAAAAAATGCTATTTCTGAACTAGGTCATACTTTTAACGAATTTAAAAAAGTAAATGACGAGAGATTAGAAAGCATAGAGAAAGGCGAAGGTACATCGTATGTAGATGAGAAGCTAAATAAATTAGAAGCCAAAATGGATTCTTATGAAGAAGTTAATCAAAAACTTACTGTTGCACAACAAAACGCCGAAGACATCAAAAGCCAAATTGAGAAGCTAGAGACGGTTGTAAGAAGACCTAACTCAGGCTTTGATACTAAGCAAGTAGATGAGTACATGGATGCTTTTGATAAGTATTGTAGAAAAGGCGTTGAAGGTCTTGATACAATGGAAAAGAAAGCTTTAACAGTCAGCAATGACTCAACTGGCGGATATCTAGCACCACCTGAATATGTGAGAGAGTTACTAAAAGACGTAACTGAAATTTCACCTATCAGAAGTATTGCTAGAACTAGAAGCACTGGTGCAAGATCAATCCAAGTTCCTAAAAGAACTGGTACGTTTGCCGCACAATGGGTAGCTGAATCAGGAACAAGATCAGAAACAACTGGTTATAATGTAGGTCTAGAAGAGATAGCGGCTCATGAGCAATATGCTTTAGTTGATATTTCTGAGCAAGACTTAGAAGACTCAGTATTTGATCTAGAAGCTGAAATGCAATCAGAATTCAGTCAGCAGTTTGCTAAAGCTGAAGGTGCCGCTTTTGTAAGTGGTAACTCAGTAGGTAAGCCTGAAGGATTTTTGACTAACTCTTCAGTTGGCGAAGCAAATTCAGGTGTTGCAGATGCTTTAAGTGCAGATGGTCTTTTAACTTTAATACATGGCATTAAGTCAGATTATGGTAAAAATGGCGTTTTTGTATTTAACAGATCAACACTTGCAGATATAAGAAAACTAAAAGATGGTAATGGTCAGTATATATTCCAAGCAGGATTCAGTGGAACTACTGGTGCTACTAATACTATTTTTGGTTATCAGTATATAGAAGCAACTGATATGCCAAATGTTAGTGCAGGTACTTATCCTGTAGCATTTGGAGACTTTAGACGTGGTTACATGATCGTTGATAGAGTTAATTTAGCAGTTTTAAGAGACCCATTCACACAAGCTACTACTGGAAATGTAAGATACATTGCTAGAAGAAGAGTTGGTGGTCAAGTGGTTCTTCCTGAAGCTATCATTAAACAAAAAATCTCAACATAAGGTAGGTGAAATATGAAAGATTTATCACACAATATTTCAGTAGGTAACTCACTTGTAAATGCTGTCAAAACTTCAGGTGCTAATGGCACAACTGTAGATTTACAGGGTTTTCTAAGTGCTACTGCTGTTGTTACTGCAGGTTTAGAAGGTGACACATTAAGTGGAACAAAATCATTTACTGTTGCATTAGAGCATTCAGATGATAACTCAACATGGACTGATGCAGTTCAAGCTGATATCGTCAATGGAACTATTGCTTCAGGTGGTATTTGGTTAACACTTGATGGGTCTACAGGCGGTGACCCCGGAACAACAGGTGGAGAATGGCAAGTTGGTTATGTAGGTGGAAAAAGATATGTAAGATTAGTTCTTGCAAAAACTGGAACACATACAAACGGAACAATACTTTCAGGCATAATTGTTAAAGGTACACCTTTACATGCTCCTGCTAGTAATGTCGTTCATAACGTCTAATTAGACAATCTTGGGGGGTTTATACCCCCCTTTTTTTTGGAGAATCAAATGTCAAAGAAATACAAAATACTCACTACCAAACCTGCAACAGGAAATAAAGAAGGTAGTATTACAAAAATCTATCAAAAAGATAAAATAGTAAATGCAGAAGACCAATGGCAAAAAGAAATTATGGACGTTTTCGTTAATAATAGTTGGGCTATGGAAGTAAAAATGGATTCTGTAGAAGACACTCTAAACCTAGAATCTTCAGTTAAGCCTAAAAGAGCTAGAAACACAAAAGGTCAATTAAAAGCAGATGACCCTTCTACACCTAATATCAATGAAGCGTGGGAAGATGGCAAAGCACCTGTAAAAACTACTACAAAGAAAACTACTAAGAAAAAGTCTTAACACTTATCATTGTATGTAAAGAATTAATGGCTTAGAATAGTTGAATGGCAGTCAAGATACCAAGCGATACTATAAGTAAGCTAGAAGCACATGAACGTGAATGTGCTATTAGATATGACAACATAGATAGAAGGTTAGCAAGTGGTTCAAAGAGATTTGATAAAGTTGAAAATCTTATTTATGGACTCTATGGCTTAATTCTCGCTTCAATGTTTGGGCTGATAATAGAAAGGATATTTTTTTAGGAGAATAATATGTCAGAAGACTTAAACTACGAATCACTATATAACACAGCACAGCAAGAACTAGCTAATGCACAACATACTATAAGAGTATTAGTACAGAAGCTACAAGAAGCACAAGGTGATGATGCTATAGTAGGTGAACAACCAATAGTAGAAGAAGCAAAGGCAGAAAAGAAAAAAGCTAATTAGGAGTGGTAAATGGCAGGTCTAGTTTTACATACAGCACCTGCATCAGAACCTATAACCCTTGCAGAAGCAAAGTCATATTTAAGAGTAGATAGTTCAGGGGATGATGCTTTAATAACATCATTGATCTCAACAGCAAGAAAGCTATGTGAAGAACATACACAAAGAGCTTTAATGACTCAAACATATCAACTGTTTCTAGATGCATTAGAAGACGTAGAAGATAGTCTATGGGAAGGTATGCGTACTGCTCCCTATATTAACTACTACAAAAACTATATAGAGTTACCTATGCCACCTGCTGTATCTATTAGTCATATAAAGACTTATGACGATAGTGATACTGCAACTACTTTTGCTAGTGATAATTACTATGTAGACAATGCAAGACAACCTGCAAGGGTAGTTTTACGAACAGGGGAGACATTTCCCACAGCATTACGAGTTGCTAATGCAATAGAAGTACAATATGTCACTGGTTATACATCAGCTAGTGCTGTACCTGAACCAATCAAATTCGCAATCTATCAAGTTCTTACATATTTGTACGAACACAGAGGTGATATGTATGAAGGTAAAACTTCACTACCTGCTACTGCAACTAGGCTTCTTGCTCCGTATGTAGTTTATAGTGGGATGGGTAGCTCAAAACTCATGTCATTAGGATAATGAGCCAAGTAGGTCAACTCCGACACCAAATTACCCTTCAAGGACAAGGCACTACTAGAGATAGTGGTGGGGGAATTAGTTCAGGGTGGTCTAGTATTGCTTCTGTGTATGCTGATATAAAGCCTAAAAGTGGGAAAGAGGTATATGCACAAGGTAAACTGGTTGGAAGCGTGTCACACGAGATTACAGTGCGTTATAGGACTGATATTACTAACGCTTCTAGGATTAGTTTTGATAATAAGTTATTTAATATTAGGGCTATTATTAATGTTGATGAAAGGGATAGATTCCTTAAACTTCTTTGTGAACAAGGAATAGCAACGTGAGTATTGATTTCAAGATCAAAAATTTAGAAGAATTTAATAAAAAGCTAAATAAAAAACTTAACGAAAACAAAGTTAAAGAATATATAACTCGTGGCACTGGTCAGGTAATGAATACTGCTATAAAAAGTATAAGAGGTGGTGGTACAGGTAGAACTTATGAAAAGTATGAGCCTAGAAGAACACATACAGCATCTGCACCTAATCAACCACCTGCAAGTGATACAGGATTTTTAATAAGCAATATAACAATGAAGGTAGATGTAAAACAAAATGGAAGTGTAGTTGGTCAGGTAATATCATCTGCACCATATTCAAAGCATTTAGAGTTTGGTACTACTAATATGACTGAAAGACCTTTTATGCAACCTGCATTAGAAAAGAACAAAAGAAAAATAGAATCATTATTTAGAAAAGGCATATTGAAATGAGTATTGGTCAATTTGCATTACAAACAACCATATACAGCACTTTATCTAGTGATAATACACTTACATCAACTTTAGGAGCAGGTGTATATGACGAGGTTACAGAGGGTGCTACATATCCTTTTGTAGATTTAGGAGAAGAAACAGCTATTGATTATGGTACAAAAGACATTAATGGTGGTGAAACTACTATAAATATTCATATATGGTCACAATACAAAGGCTCTAAAGAAACAAAACAAATAATGGACAGAATTCACGATTTATTGCATGATAGTAATCTAAGCGTTACTGGATTTAATCTAATAAACTTAAGATTTGAATTTAGTGATATAATGAGAGACCCAGACGGTGTTACTAGACATGGAGTCATGCGATTCCGAGCAATAATATTAGGAACTAACTAATTTTATAAATAGGAGATAAAAATGGCGGCACAAAAAGGTAAAGAGGTCTTAATAAAAATAGACAATGGTAGTGGTACACAAACTACTATTGGAGGTTTGAGATCATCCTCAATAACATTAAATGATGAATCAGTAGATATTACAAATAAAGATTCTTCAGGATATAGAACACTTTTAGCAGGTGGTGGTGTTAATAGCATCAGCATCAGTGGCTCAGGAGTTTTTACTGATAGCACTACTGAAGGTCTTTTAAAAGATGCATATATAAATCAATTGCATTTTGCTGATAATGGTACAACAGCTAACGTACCTGAATTTGAAGATTTTGAATTTTTTATACCAAATTTTTTCAAGTTTACAGGTAAGTTTCAAGTTACATCTTTAGAATATGCAGGTGAATATAATGGAGAAGCCACTTATTCTGTTAGCTTTGAATCAGCAGGAATTATAGTAGTAGCGACTTCATAAGATGTCTTGGAATAAAGTACAACTTGATCTAGGTAACGAAAAGATTAATGCTTTTTTAAAAAATGATGAATCCCAACTATGTCTAGAAAACCTAATAGAAGTTGGTGAAAAAGTAAAAGTTGATAAAAAGGAATTTTTAGTTTTATCATCATTTGTTGAAGAAAGAGATAATTTATTAACCATAAATCTTGCAAAGGCAAGTAAACCTAAAAAGGAGAAGAAGTCAGATGACAAACAAACTAAAGGGTGAAACCACACTTAACTTAGCTAATAAAGAATATAAAGCTAGATTAACAATTGATGCAATTATTCAAATTGAAGATGCATGTGATTGTGGAATTATAAAACTTGCTACAAAAATGGGTGAAGCTGATATAAGAATGTCAGAGGTAATCCATGTATTATTACCTGCCCTAAGAGGTGGTGGTAATGATTTTCAACGAAAAGATGTAGTAAAAATAGTACAAGATGCAGGAATAGTAAAAGCAACAGCCGCAGTTGCTAACTTAATTGCACAATCTCTAACTGATGATTCAGAGGAAGAAGCAGACGAGGGAAAGCAAGAACAGGGGGATTAACTAGTGATTCCCTACCCATCAAACGATACTTTTCTATTTGTGTTGGCATGATGGGTATGTCTCCTAAAGATTTTTGGGAATC